CTCGGCGATCAATCCGTCGCCGATCGTGCGGGCGCTAATTTCAGTCGCGTCATTGGCCGGTAATGACACGGCAGAAACGTCAAACAGTTTTCCGATCTTCGTGATCGTCCGCAGTACGGTGATATGCCCGTCCGCGTCTTTCGTGGTCTTCCGTTCCTCACCGGTTACGGTGAAGCCGAAGCTCATCTTGTTGGTGTAGCCGCCCTCGATCTCCTCGAACAGCTGGCGGCCGATCTCCGTCCCGCCCAGGTTGGCGCGGATATGCAGGCCGTGATCATCCGCGGCCAGCTCCAGTGTGCCGTTGGCGATCCGGGCAAATACGCGGCCCTCGTGGTCGTACTGCATGATCACGTCGCTCATGTCCGTCTCGTCGAAGGCATGGCGGTCCACCTGCTCGTTAACGGTCATTTCCCTGTCCCGCCACAGCTCGTAGGGCAAATTAAAAGTCGTGGCATATCCTTCCACGACTTTCGCGCCATCCTCCGCCGCCCGGGTCTCCATCTGGCCGGCATCAATCTTCCGGTATTCCCTCTTGTCAATCTTCGTTGGCATTGTCGTCCCCTCCGTTCTGATCCTCCGCCGGTTTCTTGTCCTCCGGCGGGTTGCTCACGTCGTAATACTCCCCGCGCGCCGGAATTTGGCTTCCATAGGGTTCCGGCAGCGGCGGCAGGTTCTCAATCTCCCGCAGCTCGTTCCGGGTCATCAATCCGCGGTCCGCGTTGGTCTTGATGGCTTCCAGCTTGTCCTTGGTGCTCATGTACTGAAGCCGGTTGGATGAGAAGAAGATCTCGTTTTTGTAGCCCATCCGTTCCCGCTCTGTGAACATCATCTTGCTCATCTGCTCGCTCAGCTGGATGGCGATCCACTCAATCAGGCCTTCATAGAAGGCCAGCCATTCGTCGCCGATTGCCTTGTTCTGCAGGATGGACTCGTTCACGCCGAAGTAGTTGTACACGTTTTCCCGGATCAATTTTTCCTGTTCCGGGTCGATCTTGTACGCTTCCTGCTTCAGCTGCTGTACGTTGGTGTACGTGTTTGGGAACAGGATCACGCCGCCGCTGGTTTTCTTGTTCCCGAAGGTGGCGGCGTTGAACCGCTTCATTTCTTCGCCCAGGTCGTCATCCGTGGCCCAGTTGTCGCTCTGCGCCATGAAGCGGTAGGTCGCCCCGTTTTTGACGCCCTCTTTGATTCCCTGGTGCTGCATGTCGATCAGCTCCAGCACCGGCTGCATAGCCGCCTGGTTGCTTTCGCCGAACAGCTCGTTTTCATACTGGAACCGGGTCAGGATGCCCACGTCCGCCAGGCGTTCCGCGCGGAATTTCCGGTCCTTCAGTTCAAATCGCAGCCACGGCTCGTCCTGGTACTCCACCAGGTCGAACTTCACCGGCACGATGTTGATCGCTCCGTTCTTGTTTCCGAACTCGTCCCGCGTCGGCACCAGGAAGGAGTTGTTCCGCACGCCCAGCACCGTCGCCGTCTGGTAGAAGAACGTGCTCCACTCCTGGAACCGGTTCGGCTTTACCTTCAGCCGGTTCTGCAGTTCCGGGTGCGCGCTGCCCTTCAGGTTCGGCTTCAGCTTCGCCGTATGCCGTCCCCAGGCGTCCAGGCTGGCCCGGATCAGCTCGCTCTCGTAGATGGAGCCCTTCCAGGTCGTGAACGCCGGCTTGTAGCCCTCCAGCAGCTTGAAGGTCTTCGCCGCTTTCAGCGCCGCCGGCTGCTCCCGCTTCCCGAATACTTTTTCAAACATTCCCATCAGCTGTCACTCCTCCGCCGGCTCTTTCCCGGTTCTCGTCATCTGTCCGGCGGTTATACCTCCGCCGCCTTCCGGCCTTTTTTCTCGTTTGTCAGTCTTGTGCCCAGTTCGGTCCATTTGAACTGGCGCATGGCCATTGCGTCCAGCAGGGCGGCCATGCCGTCCACGTGGGCGTTCTTGCTGATCTTCACCAGCTTCTTCCGCGGGTGGGCCTGTTCCGCGTTGCTCTCCATCTGCTGGGCGCTGTCCGCGAAATGGATCTTCAGCAGGTCGTTGTCGTCCATGTCCCGGATACGGCCTTCCCGCAGCATCCCCTCGAACGTGTCGCTCACGCTGGACAGGTTGAAGCCCTGGCTCACGGTGTCCGTCTTGAAGCTCTTCGCGTTCAGCTTCTGCACCAGTTCCGGGCTTCCCCACCGGTCATATCCGACCATCAGCGGGAACACCTTGTACTTCCGCACCAGGTCCATGCACCAGGCCAGCACGTCGTTGTTGTCGATGAACTCGTCCCCGCTCAGGCTCAGGAAGCCCTTCCGGATGTAGATCTCGTACGGGATCTGGTCCCGCTTCGTCGCTTCCTCCAGCCGGTTCTTCGGCAGCCAGAAGTGACTGTGCACCCACAGCACGCCCTCCGCCTCGCATACCAGGCATGCGCTGGTCAGGTCCGTCGTCTGCGATAAGTCGATGCCGACCACGCAGTAATGATTGCGGATCTCCTCCAGTGGCTTCCGCCACCCGAAGGCCTTCTCGATATCCTCCGCCCGCAGCCATGCGGTGCTCAGGTTCTGCTTCAGGTTGCAGTATTTCGTCTTGAACTCGATCTCTTTCGAGATGGATTCGTGTGCGACGTCAATCTCTTTCCGGATGAAGTCCCGGCTCACACTCTCGCCCAGGCCCGGCAGGCTCTTCTCCAGCTCGTCCATGTCGTCCCACTTCGCCGGATCATCAATCATGTACAGGATCGGCAGCAGGTGCTTCTCCCGGCTGTTCCCCATCAGGAACGCCGTGCCGCGCTTCATCAGCTCGTCAAACAGCCCCTCGTTCTCGTACCCGCCGGAGCTGAGGGCGATTCCCAGCGGCTCCTCGCGGGCGCCGGTACCGGATACCATGACTTCCCACTGCCGCAGGCCCGCCACTCCGGGCCATGCGGCCACCTCGTCAGCGCTCCAGAACATCGGGTTATAACCATCGGATTTTTTACTGGAGAACGCCAGCTTTTTGATGGTCGTGTTCGTTTCCTGGATGAACAGGCCCCTGTACTTCGTGCTCCGGGTGATTGCTTCCAGCTCCGGCTCCGCGTGCACGTTGTACTCGACCGCGGAGAACAGCAGGTCCGACTGGTCAATTTTCGGCGCGAGCGCGTAGCACTCAGATCCGTATTCCCCGCAATAGGCCAGGTACGTGCAGATGGCCGCGCACAGGATCGTCTTGCCCTGCTTCCGGCCGATGAGCAGAAATACCTCGACAAATACCCGCCGCACGCGGTCGTCGACAATCCCGAAGATCAGCTCGATCGTGGACCGTTCCCACAGGCTCAGCTTGATCCGCTGCGGTGCCAGGCGGCCCTTGTAGTGGTGGCAGTATCTCTCGATAAACTGCACCGCGTTTTCGGCCCGTTTCCGGCTGTAATACCACCGGTGCTCCGTCAGCCCCTGGAGGATCACATCATACAGCAGCCTGATCCATTTCCCGACGGCCACGCCGCCGCTGATGATCTCGTTCCAGTATTGCAGGATCGCGCTCGCCAGCGTCAGGTCGGCAACATTCTTTACCCCATGCCCGTCTCCCGCCTCACGCGTTCATGCGGAACTTGTCCAGGTCGCGTTTTGCCTTCTCGACTCTCGCCCCGCGCTCGCTGATCATGCTCCCGATCGTGCTCAGGCACTTGTTGGCGCTTTCCACGTGGCGCGGCAGCTCGCTCAGCAGCGGGTGGGCCACTTCCACGTCCCCGGTCTTGTAGGTCTTCAGAACGGTCAGCCCATCCTCCGCCAGCCGGTCCCTCATCTGGTCGATCAGCCCGGCCTCTTCGGCGTAGATCCGCGCGGCCTCCTGGAAGTCCTGCTCGTTCTCGATCTGGTAGATCTTCCCGAAGTTCAGCATCTTCCGGAATATGGCCGCGGGAGTGATTTTTTCATTTGGCTTTCGTGCCTTCGTCCTTTTCACGGGCTTTTCGCCCTGGGCGCTCTTCTTCGTCGCTCCCGCGGCTTTTGTCCGGTTCTTTACTGCCGGCGCTTCGTCCGGCTCCAGGAACGCCACCGTGCGGACCTCCGCCCGCCTCGTTCCTCCGCGCTTCGCCGGTTTCCGTGCTCCGGCGTCCACGCTGTTGATGATCTCCGCAAATTTTGCCTCCAGCTCCTCGGTCGTCTCCTCCCGCTGGCGCTTTTCGTCTTTCGGCTTCTCCGGCCGGTTCTTCACCTGGGCAGATTTCACCGGCTTCGGATTTTTCGCCCCGGATCTCTTCCCGGTCTCCGGCGATCTGCCGTCACCCTCCGCCTGTCTCATCTCACCCTCCTGTGATCTCGTCAAAAGTCCTGCGAACTCATCAAAAAAACGGCGCGTTTTTGCGTCGTTTTTCGCTGCATATTTATGCGGTTTTATCCGGTTCCTTCATTGTCGCGCGCCCGTGGACGCGCGTCCCCCGCGCCCTCGGCGCGCTTTTTTTACC